TTCCGGGCGCTCATCCAGGGACCGTATAAGAAGGACTATGACAGGCAGGTGCAGATGATCGTGCGCGAACGGCTGAAAAACTGCGCGAGAAGCGAGCAGGTGCTTAAATCGCTGAGCCCGGCGCTGCAGAAGACCTTCGGCGTGGACGCGGCGCAGCTCACGCCGGAACAGGCGGAGCGGCTGGCCGCGTGCGCACCGGAGGGGAAAGTCCCCGTGACAAAAGAGCAGCGCGAAGAGGCGATGCGGCAGGGGTATGAGGCGCTTCGGGAGCAGTTTGCGGCGGTGCGCGAGGCGTATCCGGGCGCGCAGCTGCACGAGGAGCTGGAAAGCCCCGTGTTCATGCGCCTGGTTATGCGCGGTGTGGATGCCAGAAGCGCCTACGAGTTGACACACTTGCAGGAACTTCGTGCAGGTGCGATGGCATACGGCGCAAGACGCGCACGCGAGGAATTGACGGCGGCCATGCAGGCGGGTTACCTCCGCCCGCGCGAGAGCGGCATGGCCCCGGCGGCTTTCGGCGCATTTGCCGAGAGTCCGGAGCATTGGTCCAGACAGACGAGAGAGGAACTGAAGGCGCGTGCCAGACGGGGCGAGACCGTCCGGCTCTAAGTAACCGCTGATAGCGCTTGCTGATTGCATCATCGGTTACATGAGGAAAGGAGAAGTTTTTATGAATCTGAAACAGGAACTGAATTTGCAGCTGTTTGCTGACGCGGGTACGCTGGTGAATGCCAGCGGCAATTATGTGAACGCGTATTCCGGCGAGACAAATGCCTTCCCGGAAGGAGGCGGCATGACGGCGTCCATGAAGACGTTTTACGACACGGAACTGCTGGAAAACGCACGGCCAGAACTCATTCATACGCAGTTTGCCCGCAAGCAGGCGCTGCCTGCCGGCCGCGGCAAGACCGTGGAATGGCGCAAGTGGAACACGCTTGAGGACGCGGGCGCGCTGACCGAGGGTGTGATCCCGACGGGTCAGAAGTTCGGCCAGAGCGCTGTGACGCAGGCGATCACCCAGTACGGCACCTATGTGTCCGTGTCCGATCAGCTAGAACTGCACGCCATTGACGATGTGATTTTGGGCGCGGCGGAGGAATTGGGCGCGTCTGCCGGTACGACGCAGGATAAGCTGGTGCGCAATGTCGCCGCAGCAGGCACGAACGTGCAGTACTGCGACAAGGTCGGCACGAACGGCGCGCATACCGCCGTCACCAGCCGCGCGGGGCTGGACACCACCGCAAAGCTGACGCCGGACGAGGTCAACAAGGCGGTGACGCTGCTGAAAAAACTCAAGGCCCCGAAAATTGACGGCAAGTACATTGCCATCATTCACCCGTCCGTTGCATACGATCTGCGTTCGTCCGAGGCGTGGATCGAGGCGCACAAGTACGCGGGTCTGACGGAACTGTTTACCGGTGAGATCGGCGAACTGCACGGCGTGCGCTTCATCGAGACGACCGAGGCCAAAATCTTCAACGGCGAGGGCTGCCCGGTCAAGACGGAGGCGGACGAATCCAAGGGTACGCCTGCGGTGTATTACAGCGTCTATGCAACGCTGTTTCTCGGCAAGGATGCCTATGGCATGATCGATCCCGAGGGCGGCAATCTGGAGATGATCATCAAGGACAAGGGGCAGGTCGGCGGACCGCTCAACCAGTTCTCGACGCTGGGCTATAAGTTCTCCAGTGCGGCGAAGATCCTGTATGAGGACCGTATGGTGCGCGTGGAAAGCTGCGGCGCGTATTCTGCCGAGGACGAAGCAAACTGAGGAAGCAAGATGGAGACCGGCGCAAGCCGGTCTCCGGAGAAGACAGGACAGGAAGGGAGAATTGTCATGGAAAACGCATTTGCAGGTATGAAGACCATCACACTGCCGCGCGCGGGCGGCACGGAGCAGCAGTCGGTGTTTGTCTGCGTCAACGGACGCACGTTTCAGGTGCCGCGCGGCAAGGCCGTCGAGGTGCCGGAGCCGGTGTATGAGGTGCTGGAGAATGCCAGGCGGCAGCTGGAGGCGGCACGGAAGATCGAAGATGAACTGGCCGCAGGCTAAAGGCGGCAGGACGAAAGGAGGCGGGGCACATGACCATCCGCGAGGCGCTTGAGACGGTTGATCGGCTGAAACCCAATCAATATGGCAGCGCAGACAAGCTGCGCTGGTTGTCGGAACTGGACGGAGCGGTATACCGCGAGATCCTGACGCAGCATGAAATGGACGTCCCGGCGTTCGCGGGCTACACGCCGGAAGCGGATCTGGACGGAACGGTACTGCTGATCGCGTGGCCGTATGACGAAATTTACCGGTGGTATCTGGAGATGAAGATCGATGATGCCAACGGGGAGATGACGAAGTACAACAATTCCGCCGCCAAGTACAACATGTACTATCAGGCATACCAGAATGCATGCAACCGGGCGCATCTGCCGAAGAGCAAAGCGGCGTATTTCAGACTGTAGGGGGGATGCGGGGTGTTTTATCCGAAGCTGACGGAGCAGCGGCAGCAGACGCTGACCACCGAAGCGTTCCTCGGCTATGATCACAATCTGAAGCTTTCAGACGGGGAATTATATGACATGGAGAATCTGACGTCGGACAGCTATCCGCTGCTTGCGCCGCGGGCGCGGCGGGGGACGGCGCAGGCGCTTTCCGGAGTGCAGGCAATCTGCGCGCGGGATGCGCTGTGCTGGGTGCAGAATCAGGTCTTGTACATCAATGGCGCTTCCATGGAGGCCTACATGCCGTCGGTGAACATCAAGGCGGGAGAAAAGCAGCTTGTTTCCATGGGCGCATATTTGTGCATCTTTCCGGACGGGATCTATTTCAATACCGAGAAGTATTCTGACAACGGCTATATGGGGCAGGAGAATGTGATCGACGCGGAGAGCGAGAACGTGGAAATCTCCCTTTGCCTTGCTGACGGGTCGGCACTGACGGTGAGTTATGCACAGGCCGCGCAGCCGGAGAGCCCGTCAAACGGACAGTACTGGCTGGACACATCCGGCAAACTCCACACACTTAAGCAGTGGGCGGAGGCGTCGGGGCAGTGGGTATCCGTGCCGACGGTATATCTGAAGCTGTCGGCAAACGGCATCGGCAGGGGATTCAAGCAGTATGACGGTATCCAGCTGTCGGGTCTTGCTGGAAACGAACAGATCGAGAAGCTGAACGGCAGTCAGATCCTTTACGCTGTGGACGAAAGTTATATCGTGATCGTGGGGCTTGTTGATGAGACGGCGAAGGTCACGAGCGGGACGGTGAAGACGGCCCGGCGCGTGCCGAGCATGGACTTCATCACAGAATGCGGCAACCGGCTCTGGGGCTGCAAGTACGGCGTGGCGGACGGGAAGACGGTGAATGAGATCTACTGCTGCAAGCTGGGCGATTTTAAAAACTGGGCGTGCTATCAGGGTGTGGCGACGGATTCGTGGCGGGCAAGCTGCGGTACGGACGGGAAATGGACGGGCGCGGCGACGCTGGCCGACAGTCCGGTGTTTTTTAAGGAGGACTGCTTCCACCGGGTGTATCCGTCGGCGACGGGGGCGCATCAGGTGGTCGTGCAGAAATGCGCGGGTGTGCAGAACGGGTCAAGCAAGAGCCTCGTTGTAGTGGACGACCGGCTGTATTACAAGTCGCGCATGGGCGTGTGCGTGTATGACGGAAGTCTGCCGCAGGAGATCGGAAGCTGCTTCGGCACGGGGCTTTACTACAACGCCGTCGCGGGCGGCGTGCGTGGGAAGTACTTCATCAGCATGGAGGATGAGGCACATCAATGGACATTGTTCGTCTACGACACGCGAAAGGGGCTGTGGCACAAGGAAGACAGCGTCCACGCGGAGGACTTCGCGCGGGTGGACGATGAACTTTATTTCCTCGAAAACGGAACGCTCAAAACCGTGTACGGCAGCGTCGGAACGCTGGAAGGAGCGGTCGAGTGGATGGCGGAGACGGGGATCATGACGTATGGGCTCGTCGGGAAAAAGTATGTCTCGCGCATCAATCTGCGGATGCAGCTGCTGAGGGGCTCCTCTGTGGATTTCTGGGTGCAGTATGATTCGGACGGCGTGTGGCGGCACTGCGGACATATCGAGGGCCGGGGGCTGCGTACCTTCCTGCTGCCGGTCCGGCCCGCAAGGTGTGACCATCTGAGATTCCGGCTGACGGGAAAGGGCGAGATGAAGCTGTTCAGCCTGGCGCGGGTGCTGGAAGGCGGAAGCGATGTATAACGCGTTCTGTAGGGGCCGATGCCCACATCGGCCCGGCAGAATGCACGTCCGAAACGAAAAACGCTGCGGCGAAATTGAAGGTTCCCAGTGGGCCGGTGTGGGCATCGGCCCCTACAACGTACGGAAGGAGGTGCAGAGGATATGGGAAGTTTAACGCTTGCATATCCGTCCATTGCGGGGAAGACGACGCAGGAGCAGCTGGAGAGCATGCGGCGGTATCTGTGTTCCGTGACAGAGCAGCTGAATCTGGCGGACTGGTCGGCGAAGGCAGCGCTGACGGAGATCGCACAGGTCATTGACGCGGACGGGCTTCCGGAGGAGGAAAAGAAGACCACGCTTTCCGGCTATGCGGCTTTAAAGTCCCTCATCATCAAGACGGCGGATTTCGCGGCGGCGAATTCGGAAACGTGGTCAGCAAAGCTGTCCGGCAGCTATGTGGCAATCTCGGATTTTGGAAAGTATCTTGAGAAGACGCAGCTGACGATCGAGGGAAACTCCGTCGGAATTAAACAGCTGTATGATTACACGGCAGGCGTGAACAATGCGTTTTCCGTGAATGCGCAGCAGTACATCAAGACGGGGCTGCTCTACTACAACGACGTGACGCCGGTGTATGGCGTGGGCGTGGGCAATATTGAAACGACCGTGACGGACAGCGGCGGAAAGATTGTGGACCGAACGAAAAACGAACTGCTGACCGTGACGCCGAAACGCATTTCCTTCTGGCAGGAGGGGCTGGAGGTCGCGTACCTGTCGGGCAAGAAGCTGCATTTTCCGTCCGGAACGCTGGAGGCCTACAACGCGAAGCTGACCGGGACGATCACGGCGGCGGCAGGCTCGGCCTTTGGGCCGTGGACGATTGCGGACGGGAGCATCTACCGCGTGGAAAACGCGTTCGGCAGCAGCGCGGGTATGTATTTCGGGACGGGCGGCCTCTCCGTATCAGACCGGTTTCAGGTGGACGCGAACGGATATCTGACGTGCTCGGGCGCGAGTATCTCCGGCGCGATCAGAGCCACGAGCCTGAATGTGACGGGCGCAACCATCACGGGGCTTACAGTCGATGCGGCAAACGTCACTGGCAATTTGTCTGCTTCGCGTATCAACGGCGGCATTCTGGATTTCAACAACTTTTCGGTCAATCACCTGTCGGCAAACGACATTACAACGGGGCTTTTATCGGCGGACTATATCAAGCTGGGCGGCGATATGGCGGTATACGATGCGCTGAACAGCGGTACTGTCGGCGGATGGCTCGGCTATACGACGGGCACCTACGGCGGCGCGGGGATCCATATGCAGAGCGGACTCGGCGAGGTCGTGGCGACGACGAGCGGCGCAAAGCTTTGCTATGGTGGCAATACGCTGTCCGTCACGGAGGGCGGCGCGCAGACGAACTGCCGAACGGCGGTGGGCGGCGATCTGGTCGTAAGCGGCAGCGCGGCTCCGGCGTATGACGGCGCGGGATCACTCGGGTTTTCTGATTACCGGTGGTCGGTCGTGTATGCGCAGACGGGCACGATCACCACATCTGATCGGGAGAAGAAAACGGAAATTTCGTATGAGTTGGAACGCTATGATGCGCTGTTTGAGAAGCTGCGTCCGGCAAGCTACCGGCTGAAAAACGGTGCGTCCGGCAGGACGCACACAGGTCTTGTTGCGCAGGATGTGGAGCAGGCGCTCCGGGACAGCGGGCTGACGGGGCAGGACTTTGCGGCCTTTGTGAAAACGCCGCGAAAGGACGGCAGTGCAGATTACGGCCTGCGCTATGAGGAGTTGATCACCCTGTGCATCCGGCAGATCCAGAGGCTGCAGACAAGGGTGAGGAAATTGGAGGAAACGGCATGAGTAAGCTTTCAAATGCGATTGGCGCGCTGCGTGCTGGGCTTGTGGAGGCGGTCAACGCCTCCGGGCTTCCGCCGTGCGTCGTCGGGATGGTGCTCGATCAGGTGCGCACGCAGGTGCGGCTGCTCGAAGCGCAGGAGGACGCAGAAGCAGAGGAGAAAAAGGAGGAAGACAATGGCGCTTTACAGAGTGCAGGGTAACGGAAAGGCTCCGGTGGGCTTGCAGGTGGGCGACGAGGTTGTGACGGGCGGCGGCACATACCGCATTCTTGGCGTAAATGCCGACGGCAGCTACCGCAGTTCGCTCAGCAACAAGTATCAGACGATCTATAACTATCGCGGCAGCTACGGGACGCCTTCTGCCGGTCAGACAGACGCGGCGCAGGTCAGAACGCCCGGCTATACGCCGTCCGGCGCGGCAAGCGAGGCAAAGGCGGCGCTGGATCGGGTGCTGGCGGAAAAGCCCGGAAGCTATACGTCCCGGTGGGACAAGGAACTTGACACGCTTTATGACCAGATTGCGAACCGGAAGGCATTTTCCTACGATCTGGGTTCGGATCCGCTGTACCGGCAGTACCGTGAGCAATATCAGAGCGCGGGACGGCTGGCAATGGAGAACACAATGGGTGCGGCGGCAGCGCTCACGGGCGGCTATGGCTCAAGCTACAGCCAGCAGGCGGGGCAGCAGTCGTATAACGCGTATCTGCAGAAACTCAACGAGGTCGTGCCGGATCTCTATGCGCAGGCGCGCAGCCAGTATGACCGCGAGGGGGCGGCGCTTTCTGAGCGCTATGCGCTGATCAGCAGCCGCGAGAAGAGCGACTATGACCGCTATCGTGATCAGGTGACGGATTATTACGCTGCGCTGTCCGACGCGCGCAGTGCGTACCAGAGCGAGGCGCAGCGCAGCGAAACTCTGGCGCTGCAGTACGCGAAGCTGGCGAACGACAATTACTGGAACGAGCTGAACTATCGCTCCGACCGGGAGGACGCGGCAAACGCGCAGTACTGGAAGCAGCTTGCCTATGCGGACAAGCAGGCTGCGGCGGCGGAAAAGGCGGCGCAGGCTCGGCAGAAGGCGGCGCAGACGGGCAAGACGAAGGACAAGCAGACAAAACGTTCATCCTCCCTTGCCAGAGGCAGAGGCGAAAAGCGCAGCAGAACAGCGCCCGGCACGGCGCGCCGCGACGAGATCAACTGAAAAAGCCAGGGGGGAGGAGAGCAGATGACAAAGCTTCCGGGTGCAAAGCCAAGCCCACGCATTGCGGGCGGCGTGCTGCGCTGGTACGCGGGCGACACGTTTTCCGTGACGCTGGCGCTGGAACTGCGCGATCAGGACGGCGAGACGGTTTCTGTCGGCGCGTCCGACAGTCTCACGGTCAGCTTCTTTGATGCGTCGCACACGCCGGTGCATACGTTTCAGTTTGACCGCGTGACGGGAGGGCAGGCAACGCTGACGTTCGACGATACGGTCAGTGCAAAATTTCCAAGGGGTGCGTATTTTTATGACATTTTATATACGCACGGCGACAAAACAACGCTTGCGCGGGACAACCGCGCGGCGGCAGAGTGAGGTGCGGATATGCGGGTAGAGATTCCGAATGCGATCACAGTGACCATTGGCGGCCTGATCTCCAGAGGCGTGAGAGCGGTTGCAGTCACGGAAGGGGGGAGGCTCGTCTTCACGCTGACGGATGGCAGCACTGTTGACCTTGGCAGCGTCGTGGGGCCGCAGGGTCCGAGAGGCGAGACAGGCGCAGAGGGGCCGAAGGGCGAGACAGGTGCACAGGGCCCAAAGGGTGATACCGGTGCGCAGGGCCCGAAGGGCGAAGCCGGCGAACGCGGCCCGAAGGGCGAAACTGGTGCACAGGGACCCAAAGGCGATACGGGTGAGCAGGGGCCAAAGGGCGAGACAGGTGCACAGGGCCCGAAGGGCGAAACCGGCGAACGCGGCCCGAAAGGTGAGACGGGCGCACAAGGCCCAAAGGGCGATACGGGCGCGGGCTTTCTGGTGAAGGGATATTACGCGACGGCCTCCGTGCTGGAGGCGTCCGTGCAGAATCCAATGGCAGGCGATGCCTACGGCGTCGGGGCATCGGAGCCGTATGACATTTATATTTTTGACGGCGTAACAGAAAGCTGGATCAACAACGGGCCGCTTCAGGGCGCGCGAGGTGAAAAAGGCGACAAGGGAGAGCCCGGCGAGGCCGGGACTCCGGGACGGGACGGTGCGGATGGTACAGACGGTCAGAATGGCGAACCGGGGCAGAACGGCGCGACCTTTACGCCCTCCGTATCCACAGACGGCGTTCTCAGCTGGACGAACGACGGTGGAAAGGAAAATCCGGCAAGCGTGAATGTCAAAGGCCCGGCAGGAGCACCTGGGAAAGACGGCTCCGCCGGTGCGCCCGGCGCAGACGGCGAACCGGGGCAGGACGGCACGACCTTTACACCATCTGTATCCGCAGACGGCATTCTCAGCTGGACGAATGACGGCGGGAAGGAAAATCCGGCCAGTGTGAATATCAAGGGGCCCGCAGGGGAAGCGGGACCGGGTTCGGAGTTGTTCTATGTCGGCTGCGGTATTCACGCCAAGGACACTTATGACCAAAGCGTCACGCACACCAAGACATATGACGAAATCCTTGCAGCTTATAAGGCTGGGAAAGCGTGTTATGCAAGAGTGAAACTCTTTGGGGCATACAATACGAACCTCCTGCTTCTTCCGCTTGCGGAAGTGGATGAAGCGTTTGGGTATGTCGATTTCGCTCTAACAAAGATGGTACAGGGCGATGCACCGGAAGAATTGATGATTTGTTACGTCCATATTGACTCGGAAGGCAACGCAGAGGGCTACTATGGTACACGGTATACGCTATCCGGCAGCGAGAAATTCCTGCCGAGCGTCACAGCGGCCGATAATGGGAAGTTTATGTGCGTTGCGAACGGGGCGTGGAGCGCCGTCACGGTGCCGGATGCGGAAGGAGGGTCTTACTGATGTCACGATGTATGACGGACACGGATAATCTGACTGCAGTTGCCGACGCGATCCGCACCAAAGGCGGCACGTCCGCGCAGCTGGTCTATCCGGCAGGGTTCGTTTCCGCGATTCAGGCAATTCAGACCGGCGTCACGCCGAAGTTGGTCGTGACCACCTCTGCGGGGGCGGCTGTCACAGCGATAAAAGGCTCAAAAACAGTCAGCGGAACTGCCGGAACAGACGGAACATGCACGCTGGAAATCCCGGAGGCGGGAGAATGGAGCGTAACGTCAACAGCAAACGGACTGAGCGACACGCAGAGCATCGTGATCGGAACGCAGAGCATGTCGCTGTTTTCGGTCGATCCGGTTTTTGCAAACAACTCCTGGGCGGGCGTTGTAACGGCCTGCCGCAGAGGGAACGTGCCCTCCACATGGGCTGTGGGCGACAGCATGCTTATGACGATCGGCGGTGTAGATTATCAGGTCGATATCATCGGCAAGAGCCATGATGATTATGCAGACGGCTCCGGCAAGGCCCCGCTGACGTTCCAGCTGCATGACTGCTACGGTACGGGGTACGGCATGAATGACACAGAAACGGTCGTAGGTGGCTGGAAGAGCAGTAAAATGCGGACAGCGTATCTGCCGTCCATTCTGGCGCTTATGCCGGAAAGCGTTAAAAACGGCGTCCGGGAGGTCAGCAAGAAGAACGCAGCAACAGCATCTTCTATTGTAACCTCGGCGGACAAACTGTTTCTGCTCTCGGAAATTGAGATTTTCGGCAGCCGGACGATTTCCGCTGCGGGCGAAGGAACGCAGTACAGCTATTATGCGAATGGTAATATGTCTGGCGGAGAAAAGGTGAAGACGATGAACGGCGCTGCCGCGACGTGGTGGCAGCGGTCACAGAACTTTGCAGGCGCAGGCGGCTTCGGCTTTGTCGGACAGCAGGGCGGCACAAACGGCGGCGATATTACAAATCTGTACGGCGTGAGTTTCGCATTCTGCTTTTAAGGAGGAGACGCATGGAATATCTGAAAGCAAACGGAACAGAGATTCCCGCACAGGTCTGCGGAAAGCAGATCGACCGCGACTGGGACGGCCGCGCGTCCAGAACGGTGACGCTCACCATGGCGTATGCGCAGGCTGCGCAGCTGTTTGTGGACGGACTGAACTGGGCCATTGTGCGGCGCGGGGATGACGCGGATGGAACAGCACAGGAGCAGGACTGCTCCGACTACTGTGTTGCAGGGCCGATTACAGACAACCGGGATGGGACGCTCACGGTTAAAATGGGCCAATATACACAGCTGGAGAAAGCGCTGCAGGAACTGGAGGAAGCACTGACATGACGAGACTGGAGCGGGAAATGCTCGCGCGGATCAAAGAGCGGCTGGCTGGGCTGGATCCCGCTGCGGCTGAAAAACTCGCGGCGCTTATGCCGGTGCTTGCGCGCTTCGCGCAAAGTTATGAAGCGCTCGGTGCGGCGGCAAAAAGAACCATCGGGACGCTTCTGCCGGAGTTAGCTGCGCTGCTTGCGGCAGCGGAAGGAGCGATGCGATGAATGCAGAGCAGGCAGGTGCGTTTTTCGTGCTTGTGAGTGTGTGCAGCGGACTCGGCTCCATTTTGAGTCTGTTGCTGCTTCTGGCAAAGCCGATGCGGGAACGGCTGTTTGGCCTCAGCGCAATCCGCGATGGACAGAAATGTATGCTGCGCGCGGACATGCTGGCGGCATATTATAAACACAGAGAAGAAAAAACCATCCGGCAGTATGAATATGAGAATTTCCTCTATGAATATAAGGCTTACAAGGCGCTGCGCGGCAATTCGTTCATCGAGCGCATTGCCCGTGAGGTCGCCGAATGGGAGATCGTGACATGAGTAACCGCAGGCAATTTGATCATCGGTTGCATGAAAGGAGTATTTGAAGATATGGAACAGTTTTTGAAGCGCATTGAAAACCTGCTGACGGTCAAGTCGATCGTGACGCTGGCGCTGACGGCAGTTTTCGCCTGTCAGGCAATCAAGGGTGAGGTCAGCCAGGACTTTATGATGATCTATACGACGGTCATCGCGTTTTACTTTGGAACGCAGGCGCAAAAGCTGCAGAGCGGCGCGGATGTGCGGCATGACGACGGCGCATCCGAGTAATTACACGAAGGGCCGCAGCGCGCGCATTGAGTTCCTTGTGCTGCACTACACGGCCGGGCACAACGACTCCGCCGCGGGGAATCTCCGATATTTTGCGTCCCCGCGCGGGGCCTCGGCCCACTATTTTGTTGACCGGGACGGCTGGCGGCAGTCGGTCAGCGACAAGGACACGGCGTGGTCTGTCGGCACGGCAGGTATCTATACGCAGAAGCACCCGCGCTGCCATAACGGCAACTCGATCTCCATCGAGATGTGCTGCCGGTATGACGCGGGGCGGTACTGGCTGGAGGATGTGGTCGTGGCGAACGCGGCGCTGCTGACAAGAAAGCTGATGCGCAAATACGGCATTCCGATCGAAAACGTGCTGCGGCATTATGACGTGGTCAGCAAGCGGTGCCCCGCGATGTGGGTGGACGATGAGAACGCGTGGTTTGCGTTCAAACGGCAGGTCATGGAGGTGATGGAGATGACGAAGGAGGAGTTGCTTTCTCTGAAGGACACGGGCGACTATCCGTCCGACTGGGCGCGGGAAGCGACACAGTGGGCCAAGCAGACCGGCGTTTTTACCGGCGACAGCACGGGCAACTTTGGCTGGC